GGCGTTGTCGGGATGAGCAGGGCAGTACCACACACACCCGGCAGAAAGTGGCATACTACCGCTATGGGTATTTTCAATAAGCCAGTAACTAAAGCTGCTATCTCAACACCATCTGTGCAAGCCGCTGTCGGATATGCGCCAACTGGCAACAGCACGAACCCATTGAAAAACCTTTACAACTACCAGTCTGGTGTAGCTCGTGATCGTGCTATGACCTTGGCTACCGTGTCTCGATCACGTGACTTGCTGGCTTCCGTTATTGGTTGCATGCCACTCAAAATGTACGGCGAAATGTTTAACGATGCCACTGGCGAAATGGAAGAAATACCATTAGCCCCTAGGTCGTGGCTACGCCAGCCAGACCCAGCTGTTACTTACAACCACCTAATGGCATGGACTCTGGACTCACTTTTGTTCTTCGGTCGGGCTATGTGGTACATCACTGAACGCACACAAGATGGCTTTCCGTCTAAGTTCCAACTTCTTCCAATGGGCTCAATACACACAGCCGATGAGCAGGGCCCTGTTTTCTATCAGCCATCAAAGGCCATAAGTTTTGCTGGTAACGAGTTGGACTATCGCAATGTGGTGCAATTTCTTAGCCCTATTCAGGGCATCATCTACAGCTCTGAACAGACCATTGCTACAGCGCTAAAGGTAGAACAATCACGCTATAAAAATGCCCAGAGTTCCTTGCCGTCTGGCGTATTGAAACAAACTGGCGGCGAACCGTTGAGCGCTCAGGAACTTTCAGAGATTGGCCAAGCCTTTCAAGAGGCTCGACTAACCAGCCAGACCGCTGTGCTTAATGATTTTCTAAGCTATGAAGCCAGCACTGCCACCCCAGACAAAATGCTGATGATTGAGTCAGCACAGTATTCAGCGCTAGATCTGGCACGCCTATGTGGTGTTCCCCCCTACCTTGTAGGTGTTGCCACTGGCGCTTATGCCTACACCAGCAGTGAGCAATCACGAGCCGACCTTTACATCTTTGGCGTGAAGCCATACGCCGATTGCATAGCCTCAACGCTGTCAATGAATAACGTGCTGCCACGTGGCACCTATGTAAAGTTTGATACAGACAGTTACCTAGAAGAAAACTATGTAGCCGACAAAATGCCCGAAAACGAACCAGAAGAAAACACACAGGAGTCCCTAGCATGATGCGCTTTACTAGCTCAACATTTTCAATAGATGCAGCCCAAGACGGCAGCCCTAAGCGCACCATTACTGGTATCGCTTTGCCGTACAACACAGAAGCAACAGTCTCAGGTGGCCAGACAGTTTCTTTCTTGCCGGGCTCACTGCCAACAGACGGGAAAGCACCCAAGCTCTATATGAGCCACGACTCAACCCAAGCCATCGGCCTTGTAACTGAGCGTGCCGACAGCCCAGAAGCCATGTACTTCACAGCCAAAGTTTCAACCACAGCCCTAGGCGATGAAGCCCTAATCTTGGCAGCCGATGGCGTACTTGACTCAGTGTCGGTAGGCGTAAACCCAACCAAGTTTTCGTTTAACGAAGATGGCGTAATGATCGTGGAAGCAGCCGATTGGATGGAGTTGTCACTTGTACCACAGCCAGCCTTTGCAGGTGCTACCATCACAGATGTTGCAGCGAGTATCCCCACATCAGAGGATGAAGTAAGCAATAATACAGAAACGGCACCCGATGAGCCTGAACCCACAGAGTCAGAGGAGACCGAAGTGTCAGAAACCCCAGTTCCAGAAGTAATCGAAGCATCAGCACTTTTCGCACAACCTAAGCGCAAGTTTGACCTGCCAACACCGGGCGAATATCTCGCTGCTATGCACATCGGCGGCACCACCTTTGACAACGTTGCTGCAGCCGCACGTGACTATGTTGCTTCCAAACAATCAGCTTTCCAATTTGCAGCTGGTGACGTTTTAACGACTGACACGGTTGGATTGTTACCTGTTCCGGTGCTCGGCCCAGTTTTTGCGAATCTTAACCAAGCCATTAGGCCTGTGGTTGCAGCCGTTGGCGCTCGCGCTTATCCAGATAACGGAACACAAAAGACGTTCGTGAGACCTACTTGGACAACTCACACCAGCGTTGCAACTCAAAGCACAGAGCTCACAGCAGTGTCAGCAACTACCCCTGTGATTGCCTCAAACGTAATCAGCAAAACTACGCTGGCTGGGCAGGTTCAGCTCTCAATTCAGGATGTGGACTTTACGAGCCCCGGCTCGATGGACATCATCATTAACGACTTGATGGGCCAGTACATGCAGGCTTCTGACAACCTTGCCGCTGATGGCTTGGTCGCTGGTGGAACTGCATCAGGCGCTACATGGTCAGTAACAGCCAACGACCCAAGCACTTTAATTTCAGCCATCTACACTGCTGCATACAACATTTTGCTAGACACAAACTTTTTGCCTGATCACATTTTCGTGGCACCCGGCGTATGGCAAGCTCTTGGCGCACAGCTAGACGCAGATAAGCGACCAGTGTTCCCATACGTGGGTGCAGCTGGACTTATGGGAGTAAACGGAATGGGCGCTGCAAATATCACAGTGGCTAACACTTTCAACCCATTTGGCTTGAACCTTGTAGCTGACCGCAACTTTGCGGCTGGCACCATGGTTGTAGCTCGTGGCGCTGCGATAGAGTTTTATGAAAGCATCCGCGGATTGCTTACACGTGACGAACCATCCACATTGGGCAAAGTCATGAGCTATCACGGCTATGCCTCATTGTTTGTCGCTGACGCAAAGCAAGTACAAAAAATCACAGTTTCATAGTCCGAAAGGCGGCTACCGCCGATGGCTACATACACAGTCACTTTTAAGCAACTGCTAGACAACTATGCAGTGCTACAAACACTGACCGATACCGAAATAGAGGTGGGGCAATCCATCACTGTTAGCGCTGTTGGCGCACCTTTTAACGGCACCTTTGTGGTTTATGCCATGCCCAAGTATGAGTACATCGGCATAGACACAGAAGGTGATCTGTTATTTAACAGCAATGTCAGTATCCCTAACCAAGTGCTCTTTGCTTGTACTGGTGCTGATGTTGGCCGTGTTGCTTCTAGTGGCACTATTACTTTTACGCAAAACTGCACGTGGCTAACTACGGCTCAGCTTGTTACTTACCTTGGCGTAGACATCACTAACCCAAGTGATGACTACACACTGGCAACACAAGCAATTAATGCGGCTAACGATTTTGCGTTTAGACGCAGATACGAGTCAGGCTATTTTGATAGTTTGACTGTCTCGCCGGGGCATGACGTTTCCTTGGGTACGGCAATGTATGCAGCTGCACTATGGCGTGCTCGTGGCTCTGTGCAGGACACTTTTGCCACATTCGATGGCATGGGACAAGCGCCCGTCAGTGCCATGACACCGATGATTAAGCAGCTCTTGGGCATAGACCGCCCACAGGTCGCCTAATGCCTGCCACAGGGCTTCTCAACGAGGCTATGGCTGACCTAAAAGCCACACTGACAGCAGTGACAAGCTTACGGGTAATTAACGACCCGACAAAAATTGTCCCTAATTGTGTCTATCTTGATGCCCCAAGTTTTGAGACCATCGCTGGTGGTGGCAACATCATCCGTGTAACAGTGCCTGTGCGTGTCATTGGCAGTGGCCCAGCTGGGCTACCAGTCCTGCAGAACATCCTGAGCATCGTGGCTACAGTCCTTGGCTCGTCAGTTGTGATCATGGCAGGGCAACCATCCATGCTTGACATTGGCGGCCAGATGTTCCCTGCCTACGATTTACAGATGGCTATGCAGGCACAAACCTCATGACATACACAACTGCAGTAGTATTATCTGCTAGAACTATAAACAGATACGGCACCCGGCACCGTTTGACACAGGAGAACCAACGTGGCCACAAGCACTTACCTCACTAACCCAACCGTAAACCTTGCGCCTACCACTGGTGGTGCAAAGGTTGATTTAACTGATCAGTGCCGCAGCGCTACAGTCACAGTCGGAGTGGACAGCCTCGAGAGCACCGCTTTCGGTGACACGGGCCATCGTTTCGTGCCGGGCTTGCAGACTGTATCCGTAGAACTTGAAATGTATCTTTCTTATGGTGCTGGCGAAGTTGAAGCCACACTGTTTGCCAACCTTGGCACAGGAACTACTGAGCTGACAATCTCGCCATCAGGTGTCACAGAGTCTGCCAGTAATCCAGAATACGTGATTTCTAATATGCAATTAGTTGATTTTACACCGATTACAGGTTCTGTGGCCGAGCTCAGTATGGTCACAGCGTCGTTTATTGGCGGCACCTACGTGCGAGATATCACAGCCCCATAACCAAAGGAACCCGACATGAAATTGACACTTAAAGTGGACTCGGGCGAAGGCCCGTACGAAGTCACGACCAGCCTGTACGTCATTGTGCAATGGGAACGCAAATACAAACGCAAGTCAAGCACCATCGGCGAGCAAGGCATCAGCATTGAGGACTTGGCATTTATGGCGTACGAGTCATCCAAAGTTGCTGGCATCACAGTGCCCGTAGTCCTTGACGATTTCATTAAACGCTTAGTGACTTTGGAAGTGGTGGATAATGATCCGGCAAACCCTACCCAAGCGGAACCTACCGCCATTCCCTAGCCAGTGTCTTAGTAGCAGTCGGGTGGTGGCCACCTGCTGTAGAGTTTGACATAGCTGATCTAAACACCACGATTAAGCTATTAAACGAAAGCAGAAAGCCATGAGCCTTGCCACCAGTGTAGAAATTACAGGTCTCAAGCAAGCCATGACCGAACTATCCAAGATGGACAAGTCGGCACGCTTTAAGGCAGCGGCAAAGATTAAAGCCAGTAGCCCTGCAATGCTCGAGAATGTGCGTGCACAGTTCCCTGCCGATATTGGCGTGACGATGATACATGGCTGGGCACCAAGCAAAAAAGGTGGCGGCAGACTTGCTTACGACAAAGCCAAAGTGGACAAAGGTGTGCAGATTGTTATTGGTGGCAGGGCACGCCCGGGTGTGACCCCGTTAGTTACTTTGGTGCAGAAAGATGCAGCTGGCGCTTTGTTCTCAATGGCTGGCAACGCTGGTGGTGTTGGCCAATTCAGCAAACTGCTAACCAATATTTTTGGCAGGCCTCAGCGTGGATTGTGGCGCTCACGTGCGTTCATTCAAGAGCAAGGCACAGCCGACATCATGAAAGCTGTAGATGAAGTCATAGCTGATGCCAACCGTGCACTACAAGAAAGAATGGCTGCCTAATGGCTATCTACCTACCAATCGTTACGCAATTCAATCCAAAGGGATTAAAGGAAGCCGAAAAAGGCTTTAAGGATTTAGAAGGCGCGCAAGCCAAGGCGAAATACGCGCTAGGCAAAGCCAACAAATACGCAGCTGTAGCGCTTGGTGGTTTAGTTGCTGGTCTTGGTGATGCTGTCAAGGGTGCTATGGAAGATGAGCAAGCCCAAGCAATGCTGGCGCGTCAGTTACAGAAAACGACTGCAGCCACCGATGCACAAATTGCCGGGGTGGAAGCGTACATAACACAGCAAGGCAAACTTAAAGGCGTAACGGATGACGAGCTACGCCCGGCAATGGCTGGGCTGGTACGCGCCACTATGGACATTGACGAAGCGCAAAAAGCCGCCAACTTGTCTATGGACATTGCAGCTGCTAAAGGCATGAGCCTTGAGACAGTGACTAAGGCTATGGAAAAAGCGTATGGCGGTAACACCACTGCCCTAGCGAAACTCTCGCCAGAGCTACGCCAGATGATTAAAGACGGCGCAAGCATGGATGAGATCATGGCTGAAATGGCTGTCACTTTTGGCGGTGCTGCCACTGATTCTGCCAACACTGCTGC